ACGATGAGATACTAAACAACAGACCAGCGGACACTGACCACATCACGCTTACCTATTTAGATAACGAAGCTCTATCACAAGAGATTATAGACTCTATCGAGTCACGCAAGAACCGTAAGCAATGGTGGAAAGTATATGGCCTAGGACAGCTCGGAGAAGTAGAGGGCAAGGTATACACAGGCTGGCAACAGATAGATGAGATACCACATGAGGCACGTAAGATTGGCCGAGGGCTAGACTTCGGTTACTCAAATGACCCGACAGCCGTAACTGACATCTACTACTACAACGGTGGATATATCTTTGATGAGGTTGTCTACCGCAAAGGTATGCACAATAGTGAGATAGCAACAGCTTTAAAGGAAGGTGACATCTTAACTGTAGCCGACAGTGCAGAACCTAAGAGTATCGACGAGATAAAGTCGTATGGTATAACTATTGTAGGGGCTGAGAAAGGCAAGGACAGTGTAAACCACGGTGTACAAATCATGCAAGACCAGCAGATTAGTGTTACTAAGCGTTCGTCTAACATCTGGCGTGAGTACATGAACTACCTGTGGGACAAGAACAAGACAGGGCAAATACTAAACAAGCCAGAGAAAGGCTTTGACCATGCGTTAGACGGTATCAGATACTTTATGGCTCGACACTTAGCAAAGCAACAGGACACATCAGTGATAGACTTCTACAACCGACGTAAGTATAAACAGGTTGCTAAAGCTAAAGGTGGTCTAAGATAGCAATATACGATACACATAAGTAGTTATCCCCTTGTGTCTATTGCACGTGTGGTATAATTATGCCTATATGACAACTGTTTTAGACTTTATCTACACTAAAAAGCAGAACTACGATACCGGCCATGTAGATATCCCAGGAGATGGGCGATACTCGCAATCAGAGCTTATTTATAGTATTAACTGTGCTCGGTTATCCAAGTACATTGACGAGAACTCAGCATCTGATGACATCATTGGTGATTATCCATACGACAATATCTCTAAGTACCGTATTCGACTAGAAGCACGAGCTACTGACTTCGACCCGAAGCACATCGACATCGAACCTGTAGACGGTTCACGTAAAGCGCGTATTGCTGCAATGATTGGAACTAAGGTTCTACGGAAGCACATGCGAGAAACAAACTTCGGGGCAATGCTCGACAAGTATTCTGTTACTCGACCTGAGTACGGTGGTACTTTGTTTAAGAAGACTAAGGAGGGGACTAAGGTAGTACAATGGGAAAACGTAATTACTGATATGCAGTCTATCTTAGGCGGTGTTGTAATCGAACGTCACTACTACACACCATCAGAGCTAACCAAGACTGGCTGGAAAGATACAGCACTCGTTATTGAGACGGCAGCTGTTACCTTTAAGGAGGTAGATATGAAGGATAAGGACAAAGCAGAGACAATCTCTGAGCTTATCGAGGTATGGGAACTACACGGTGAGATTACATTGAACATGTTCAACCAGGCAGAGGCTGACTTTGACGGGACTGACTTTTCGTACGTCCAAGAAGACGACCATAAGTATGTACAGTGTCAGGTTATCGTAGCACCACAGGCAAAGAATGACCGAGACGAGATGCAAGGGGTAGTAATGCAAGCCAACCTAGAAAAAGAATCACCGTACAAGTACGAAGCTCGTAACGAGATGGCAGGTCGAGGAATGGGTGAGGGTATTCCTGAGGAACTAAAGGAACACCAGCGATGGCATAACTTCTACAAGACTGAGACAGCACGAGCAGTAGCTATTGGTGGAAAGGTTCTATTCGTAACAGACGATCCTAATGTAGCAGATACAATCTACGACGAGGGTATTGACCACGGTACTATTATGAAAGTGGGTGACGGCAAGATGTTCCAGCAAGCGTCTGTACTACCAACGTCTGTACCTATATACCAAGCAGAGGTTGAGTCTATCCAAGCGTCTGGAGACCGTATCACTAGCTCATTTGATACTAAGATGGGAGCACCAGCTAAGTCAGGTGCTACATTCCGAGGGCAGTTTATCGAAGATGAGAACGCTAACTCACAATTCCTACAGTACCGAGAAGCTATGGGACGTATGGTTACTGAGATTGTAGAAGACTGGGAACTACCAATGGCACTTGAAGCAGCAGCTAAGTTAGATGAAATCTACGAGTCATTCGCTCCACAAGAACTACAACTAATCGACGAAGTGTTAGTAGAAGACCAGATTACAGACGCAGTTGTACGAGCTACCCTATCAGGTGAGGTAATCGACCCTGAGACAGTGCAGCTAATGCGAGACCAGATGCAAGGCAAGATGAAACGAGAAGGTTCCAAGCGAGCTATCACAGCTATCCAGGAGTTTATTAAGAAAGAAGTGCTTGGAAAGGTAATCATCCACACAACAGACGAAGATAGAAGTAAGGCTGTACTATTCGAGTCATACACAAACCTATTGAACATAGTAGACCCACAATCAACAGAAGGACAGGCTATCATCAACAACGTCATGGACATGATTGGTGTAACTAAAGAGCAACTATCACTCTACACGGACAAGACAGAGCAGCCACAACAAGGACAGGTATCAGGAGACCTGCAAACCAAGCAGATAGAAGCCCAAGAGACGCAAGCAAAGGTACTACCAGCGTAAACAATTAAGAACTATGGACAAAGACAAACGAAAGGCAGCCGCAATACAAATAGCTAACAACCCTAACATCCTAGCCTACCTGCAAGAGATGTTTGTGCCAGAGTATTCTGCACTGCACAATGCATCAGAAAAGAACATTCTAGCCCTGGATGATGAGCAGTACGGCAAGGCAATGAAACTGTTTTACATTAAGCGAACAGAGAACCAAGCTGCTATAGATGAAATGAAGCTGCTCGGACACAAAACTACGGGGAAGCCCCGCAACTCTGCACCCGTTTAATACGTGGTATAATATGTGGAGTATGACACTAAAGTCTATAACAAGATTATAAAGAGACTAAACTCAAAAAGATTTATGGACGGAGATGACAAAACATTAAATGATGTAGAGACTAACGAACAAACTAATGAAACAAACAGCACGACAGAGAGTGATGCAGCGGAGAGTAAAACTTACACCCAGGCAGAACTTGACGAACGAGTTAAAGAGCAAGACAAGCGTTGGAAAGACCGAATCAAAGGTCTTAAAGGCGAAGAAGACAGTGAAGAAAGCTCTAAAAAGCCTACTGAAACTAAAGAAATAGACCGAGAAGAACGATATGACCGTCTTAATCTTAAGACAGAAGGTATCAAGGACGCAAAGGAGCAGGATGCAGTACTAGATTACGCTAAGTTCAAGAACATTACCGTAGACGAAGCACTACAGACATCGGCAGTAAAGGCAGAACTCAAAGAATTGAGAACAGCTAACAGTACTCCAGCACCTTCTTCGCGTTCAGGAACAGGAATGAGAGACGACGCAGCGCATGACGCACTATTGCTATCAAAGGGTGAGAGATTACCTACAGCAGAAAGACGGTCAGCAGCTAGAGCATATCTAGCAAAGAAATAAAGAACTAGGGTTAAAACTAAACATTAACCCAAAACATGAGTAATATTTTCGCATCAAATGTCCAGAAGCAAGCCTTTATGGACGGCGTACAAGATGAAAACCGAACAGCTATCCCAATGGCATCAGTTTCAGACGTAGACACAGAGAACCTAGAAACAATGTCAAGCCGTTACGGTAACGACTTTGCAGCAGACAGTACAACAGACGGTACATACGCTGTAAATGACTTTGCAATGTCAAACGACACATTGTCAATCAACAACCAAGCAGTATACGGTGAACGAATCCAGACGAAAGACCTAGTTCACGCAGGTGACGCATGGGACATCGTTGCAGACCGAGTAGACCGACACACACGAGCACTAGGAGTAGCAGTTCACCGAAGTACTTACAGTAACACTGTAGACGGAGCAGGACTTATCCTAGACAACGAAGTACTAGCAGGAGGTACATCAGCAGGAACACCTATCGCAGTATCAGCTACAAACCCAGATGAAATCTCAACTAAAGTGTACGCACTTATGCAAGACGCTGGAGTAGCATCTTCACAAGGACGACCATACTTCATGATTGACCCTTCAACAGCACGATTCTTCAAACTGTTTGGTATGTCAGCAGGATTCAACGTAGCAGACCGACAGATTATGAAAGGATTTGAGATTCTTCCAACTTTCGACTTTGACTATGTTGTAACACCAGAAATCGAACACGAACAACTAACTACAGGTACTTCAGTTGTCGCTACTGATGTATTCACAGTGAAGGGAGTAACTTTCACAGTAGTAGCTTCACCAAGTGTAGCAGGACATGTTGACCTTGGAGCAGACGACGAAGAAACACTAGCAAACCTAGCAGCAGCAGTAAACGGAGGAGCAGGAGCAGGTTCAGCTTACATCGCAATTTCAGCAGCTAACCGAGCAATCCTAAAGAACGCAGGAGTAAAAGCAACTTCAACAGCAACAACTATCACTGTAACAGGTTACGGTTCACTAGGAGTTGTATCAGCAGACTCTACTCTAGTAGTAGGAGACGAACAGAAGAACTTACTTGCAGGACTACGAAACTCAACTCACCTAGCACTTCCATCAAAGGGATTCATGGTAGATGAAATCGACCAAGTTCCTGGATTCACAGGTAAAGAGCTACGTTCTACACAAATCTACGACTCAACAGTCTGGACAAAGAACAAGCCAAAGATTTGTAAAGTTGTTGTAGCTGTATAAGCCACACAATTTACACCCTAATCCTTTTGGATTGGGTTCAGGGTAGAGCTTCCTAGTTCCTCTATCTTGAACTTAGTCCATAAGACTTACTATGTCATCAACATCTAACACAGCGAAAGACCTTAACGATCACCTAAAGTTCCTAACAGCACAGGACAATTTAAGCGATGCAAATGCTAATCGTCTTTTTAAGTATGCAGCAGATGATTACTCATCTATTGCTATGGGTACAGACGGTGTACAGAAGTTCGAAGACCGTAGCCATACAAATAGTTCTGGCGAACCTACTTACCCTATCTCCACATCTACCGTAACAGCTACTAATCCTAAGATTGAACTAGACAAGTCATTCTTACAGATGGACAGAGTAACCATCACCCTCTCAGACGGCACAGAACAGCCTCTAAAGGCCATAGACCGCCGAGACCACAAAGATACATCACTCCTTAAAGTTTACGGCACAGGGACGCCTACAGCTTACGATGTAGACGGCAACGGGCTAGAGGTATTCCCGCACCCGCTACAAGACTACGTGGTAACTGTGTACTTTACACGAGCAGCTAAATACATAGACGTAACAGACGACACTAATGAGATCGGCCTGCCAAGAACTCACCACTACTACTTCATTCTTCACGCATGTAGGCAGTTAGGCTTTCGAACGATTGACTCTAACCGAGTAGATATTGCTGGAGAACTTATTAAATGGGAAGGCAACGACAGTAGCGGGCGAATGTCTGGAGGACGTATTAGAGATTACTACTCTAACCGAGACGAAGACAGACCACGTAGAATCCGAGTCAAGAACAGGTCTTATCAACGGTTCGGAAGGACATAATCAACTTATAACTATTAACATATGGCATTTTATTCAAAAGGGCTAGAAGTAGCACTAAAAGCAGTAACAGGAGACACAGCAGCACCTACAGGAACACTTAAAGGTGCGTTTATGGGGACAGGTTACACACAAAACCAGGAGACACACCAGTTCTGGAATGATATTTCTAGCAGTATTGCATCAGGCACAACACTACGGACTATTGCTAGTCTAGACGTACGGGTAGACACAGCAAACAACCGTATCGAAATTGACTTTGCAGACCCGTCAGAGACACCAGTTACAGCAGTAACAAACCAATTTGTATTGTTTATGGACACAGGAGACAACGCAACGTCACCACTTATCGCTAACGGGGCATTAAGTGCAACACTATCACCAGTAGGAGGGACATTAACACTAACCGTAAACGCAGAAGGATTAGCAGCAATAAACTACTAACACCATGGTCGTCGAGTCAGTATCAGCAGTAGCTTCAACACTTAATACGGGAACAGTAACACTCGTAAAACCAGCTGGATTAACAGCAGGTGAATTACTTATTGCTACACTTTCTTCATTTTCTGGAGATGGTTCTAACGACGCTTCTACTATAGAAACTCGCTCAGGCTGGACAGTGGTACAAAGCACGAAGCACGCTAGTGGGATTATAAACAACATACAATATAAAGTTGCTGATTCAGGGGATGTAGCAGCTTCTGATTTTGTTTTCACATCAAACATAGCAGGAGGCTCTGGTAACACGCTTGTTGGACAAATTATTAGAGCTTCGGGGCAAAACACTTCTACTTTTTTAGGTGCATCGGGGGTATACACAAACGCTTCTGCAAACAGTGCTTCTTTTGTGGGTACGCTAACCAGCTACGCTACACCAGCCGATGGTGCCCTGGTAGTTGCTCAAATTTCAACTGAATGGAGTTCAGGAGGGACACAACGTTCCTTTACAA